CCGTTAATCGGTCTATTACATTCATATTCAAATATTTTTTCAAATAGACACATAACTTAATATACAAATATCAAGTTATGTTTAAATAAAAATTTATCTTATACTATTTAATCGTGAGTTTTGTCATTGTTTTTGCTTTTTTTATTTTCTATTGTTTTTGTATTTCATTTTGCTGATGTTATTCTAAAATTCAATGTCATAGTCATCATCTGTTTTACCCAAATCTACTTCTTTAATGTTTAGACTATTGCTGTCAATGGTCAAGTTAGTAATACTACATTTATCACCAGAACCATCCTTACCTACGAATGCGCTATCAATGATCTTTTCACCATCCTCATCATCATCATCGTCTACGGGTTCTTGTTCCATCAACGCATTAATATCAGCCAACACTTGGAACGCAGATGTTCCAAAATATCCTTGTTGACCACACATTACATTTGCTGACACACCACGCATGGGATCCAATTCTGCGTGTCTAGCCGCCTTCAAGAACATCTCTGGCGTCTCCTCAAAAGATGCCTTAGCAATAGGACCGATATCATCGTTATTAATACCATGTCTAAAGATGGAAATCATATTCGACTTGTAGCACATTCTATCGCAAAGCATACTGAGATGATGATAATTAATATATGTGCTATCAAATTCAATCACCTCTGTAAGTTCTTGGAAAATGGCAGTTCTAGCAGCTTCAATACCAAATGTACGATATACTTCTTGAATGTCATTACTAATCGTGCGATTTACATCGATATAATCCAATGCCAAAATGTCAAGCAAATTTGTACCTACTGTATCAAGAACCCAACTTTCCTTCTTGTTGTATCGTCCGTCTTCTTTAACAACATTGTCAGTGATCTTACGCAAGTTTACCTTTACGATATTTTTAACACCACTTAGAACAATGTTATTGAGAAGATTATCTTGGAAGTTTTTGAGCAAGTAAATTTCATCGGATTGATCAAGTGGATTTACTTTGCCTGCCTTCTTTTTATTGGAAATCATATTTTTAAGGCGAAGTCTAAAGATTAACTTGTCCGAATTATAATCAGAGTATACACAATGAACTTCGTCATTAAAACTATTGCTAATCGCAAAATTTATGTCATCCATTGTAATATTCTTATCCAACATAGATTCCTTATCCAATTCCATGCGAATAATCCATTTTGACTTGTCCTTGGAATCAACGACTTGATGTCCTCCACATTGATCTACCAATCGTTCAAATTCGTAGTATTGTGTTAAAACATCTACATCTTCCTCCACAAGACTGTTTAAATCATCTGGATCGAAACAAATGTCAACTGAGCTAACAATTTCATGTAACTGTGTATGTTCAATTGACGGAATAAGCTTTTGCGCACTTTCTCTACTACCTTCTTGGTCCTTTGGAATGTAAATGGTTACAGAGGGATTCTTAGGATTTTCAGATAGAGATAGAATCTCCTCAATTCTAGGCACACCACGAGTTACATTTGACTTGGATGCTACACCAGCAAGATGGAATGTATTCAAAGTCATCTGTGTGGTCGGTTCACCAATAGATTGAGCAGCAATCATTCCAACCATTTCACCGGGTGCTACAATCGCATTCTTGTATACAGTGGTTATCATCTCCAACAAAGTAATCAATGTCTTTCGGTTGAAACGCTTGACTGTTAACAATTCGGTTGGCGATAGGTGAAAGTAATACATTACTTTGAATAGCTCGGTAGGAGGAGCATACACAATCTTCTCGAGATTTTGGAATGTATTTTCAATTAGCGCGAATGCCTCGAATGGTGTAATGTCAACCATCGAATTCTTATTGATGTGCTGTAACCCTTGAATATTATTGATAATATGTTGAAATGATACTGGAATATAAACCGTTTTTCCGTCAGTATCCTTGAAGATATTTTTAACAATCTTCTCGCGCATTTCAATCATATACTCAATATAGAACTTGGATTTTGCGGTCAAATCAGCTTGTTGCTTTTTCATACGACCAGTGGCGCCTTTGGTATAAGGTGTCATGAATACACTTGTGCTATCGTTGTCACTTGGGAAATGGAAATGAGCATAAATTTCTTCCAAGCTCATTCCTACAAGTGGAAGCAACTGATTTTCTACTCGAACTGTATCCACGCCATCATCACCATACTGAAACTGAACAATTCGCTGTTTGTTGTTTCTCACAGTCATATCGTATTCAACCTTTAGATCTTCCAAACCTTTAATCAATCTGCGTTGAATATATCCAGTTTGAGATGTTTTTACAGCAGTATCAATCAAACCAACACGACCACCCATTGCGTGGAAGAATAATTCGTCTGGTGTAAGTCCAGAAATAAACGAACTTTCTACGAAACCACGCGCCTTTGGCGAATCATCGAATTTGGTATAGTGAGGCAATGTTCTGTTTTCAAACCCATATGGAATACGCTTTCCATCAACGGTTTGTTGACCCAAACAAGAGATCATTTGTGAAATGTTGATATCACCCCCCTTTGAACCGGCATTGACCATGATGACAAAACGATTGCTCTTCTCCAAACTTTTGCGTCCAATCTTACCAGCCTCATTGGTCGCATTATTCAAGATATTTGTAACTTGTGTTTCGAATTCCTCTTCATTTGACTTGCCAGTTTTATTCTCGAAAATACCAAGATGTGTCTGGTCAATTAAATTCTTCACCTCCTTCTTCTTGGAAGTAATAGTCTGCGCAATTTTCTCATTTGTTTCCTTGTCAGCAATCAAATCGCTAATACCGACGCTGAATGCGCTAGTCTTCATGTATTCGGTTACTATGTTTTGTAAATTATCTACGAAATCAGCGGAAGCCATGTTTCCGTAATAATTACAAATTCGTTGGAGAAGACCCTTCCCTCCCCCACCTAAAACACCCTTTTCCATCTGTCCGCGGACATATTTTCCAGCCACGATTTCCACAACATGGTTGGATTTACTATACTCTTCTCCACTATCTTCAAACCATTTATTACCAAATTTAATAGTAATCGGTGGCATTATTTGCGACATGATGTCAAAACTAGTTAATTCTTTATTTTTCTTAAGAACAGATGTGTCTACTTTGTTAAATGCCATTAGCAAGTTCATTGCTGCGCGTTGGTCAAACTTTATATTTGGTCTTGTGAACCTATATGATCCTAGCAATGAATCTTGGAACACACCGATAATCGATGCGTTATTTGCTGGACTAATTATTTGATACGGCACTGCTGCCAAATTTTTCAATTCTGCCTCGGACTCCTCGTCTTGGGGCATATGTAAATTCATTTCATCTCCATCGACGCTAACAGCATAATATGCTGTGCTTCTATCCCTAATGTTTCCAATAGGGGCGGACTGTATCTTAAGCAAACTCTGGATGATTAATCCTTCATCATTCACCAACACCCGTTCAGTCTCTGAACGCCTGTCATATCCTATCATAACGGACTTAGACAGTAACGCTGCGGATTGCCCAATCCTTAACATTATTACCATTGGGTACGGCTATTAACCGTGTTCCCCTTATAATGTTTCCATTACAGGGTGGTAGTTAAGGCTCTCAGGGGATTCCCGCATCAAGGCGTTTCGCTAATTCTTTTAAAAACTCTTGTGCCATTTTTTTACTATCATTCAAACTTATATGAGAACCTCCAAAATCTGTTTTATATTTTATTCCATTTTCGTTTATGTAAACATACCAACCATATTGAATATTTTCACGATTTAATGGTTTAATATACTTTTCATAATCATTATCCAGAGATTTTAGATTCATAAACTTGCGAAATTTTGATTCTTTATAATATTCCATTACACCAATAGATACTCTTTTTTTACTTTCATCACAATGTCTAAATGTTTTACCCCCTATTTTCAAATTATAACCATTTGGATATATTGAATTATATTCGGTAATATATTTACTTTCTAATTCATCAGCATTATCTAATTCACAATAATCAATTATGTCTAGATTAAAATTACAACAACCATATTTTTTAATTGCTGAATTTAAATAATGACATTTATTTTTTTTATTGGAATATGCTTCTGATATATGATATCTTAATCGCCCTTCTCCACCATATGGGCGATATCGTTTGTGATTAAGTATGTGTGAAACTGCTTGGCCTATGTATATTTTATTATTGTCAATATTGGTAAGCTTGTATATTTCACAGTATCTTAGGTTTTCGTCATCTATAATTTCGTTTGATAGTTTTTGCTTGTTTGATAGTTCCATTATAATATAGCACTATATTATATTTATATCGTTTTTAAAGAATTAACTAGAGGGTAGCAACCTTTTCAGTCCCCCTGTTCCGACCCCAATGGAGGTGTTATTTTGAGTCGGCATTGTATGGTTTGGTGTCAGCAACATTCATGCGGAAGGTATCACCCTTGTACATGATAACTGCTATATGACACATCATACTCATTCTATGAAGGGTAGGTTGTCTGTTAAACAGAATACCATCTCCATCCATCATATGTCGGTGAACAATATCACCATATTCGAGTTGTATACTCTCTCTGTCTGCGTATCTGAGAGTAATCTGTTCTCCATTTTTCTTTTCTAGAATCTTCGCACCAGGGTATTCATCTGGCCCGTTTCTTACCAATTTTAGAAGAAATTGCTTGTTCATAGCATTAACAGTCACGGGTTTAGTAATATTTTTAGCAACTTTGAGAGGAATACCTAGTTCGCGAATGGACAGATTTGGATCAGGAGTAATAACAGAACGAGCTGAAAAGTCAACGCGTTTACCCATCAAATTGCCTCTTACACGACCACCCTTTCCATTTAATCGCTCTTTAATGGACTTTAAAGGACGACCGGAACGCTGTGCGACGGAAGCTACACCTGGAATATTATTATCTACTTGTGTCGCAATATAATACTGAAGAACGGTGTGCCAGTCGTCAATAATATTGGAATTCGCATTTTCTTGAATTTTCTCTTGAAGTGTCTTGTTTGCCTTGATAATGTTTACCAAAATATGACTAATGTCATCCTCACTGCGCTGTTGTCCATCCATCTTAATAGACGGTCTAACTGCGGGAGGAGGGACAGCCAATACTTGACAAACCATCCAATCGGGTCTTGAAAATACTGGGCTAAAACCCATGAAATTCACATCGTCGTCAGATATGCGGCGCAAGATTTTCAATACAATTTCTGGTGTTAACTTCATATTTAATTTTTCTTTGTCATCGTCAGTTAGTCCATCGATATTGTCCCATTCAGCAAACAACGTCGCTAAACCCTCCTTTCTGATTTTTTTCGGTTGTAGACAGCCGCATCCATCTTCGCTATCTTCACCACAACGACCAACTACGCTAGCCAACTTGAATACGTAATTCCATCTATCGTCACCAGTTAACTTAAGTGCTTGTTTGTAATTTTCCTTACTGATCTTCAACTTGCTGCATTTAATACAAACACATCTTAATATTTTTATAATGGTTGTTAAGTATTGAATATAAAACACGGGTCTGGCTAGCTCGATATGTCCAAAATAACCGGGTGTTTCCATGTAGTCTAATCCATCAGTTGGGCAAATTAATCCAGGTTCTAAAACACCCATGCGAGGGTCGAATAGACCACCGATTACTGGCTTATTATTAATATATGTGTCTCGCGATGTAATTTCCGCAACTGAACCTTTGCGAATCTCATCTGGACTCAATATACTAAATTGAATACCAATGATCTTGGTACTCTTCTTCTTGGGAATTGTCTCTCTGAATTTGTTCGCCATGCTTCCTTATAATAGTATATTATATTTAACTAGATTTAAATCGTCAATTTTTTAATTTATTCGACAAAAATATTATAAATAAAATTGAAGTTAAATATTAAAATTTGATTATGTTATAACAAGTATTTAACAATGCCTATTTCAAAGGACAACAAATCAAATAACCAGTCTAGACGTGTTTACAACACACGCTCTAGTAAGTTGGAACAAAAACTAAAAAAAAATTCGGAGAGTGATAGCAGTGATAATGATGATGCTAGCACTCACAGTGGAAGTGAAAGCGAGGAGGAGGACGCTATGGATGTTCACGAGTATAGAAAATTTCTACAAAAAATATTCCCTTCTAAGAATCTAAAGAATAAAATCATTAGTGGTGAAAGATTGAAGAGAACTATTGAAAAAGATGAGCGAGATGAGGCGGAGGAGGAGGAGGAGGAAGTTGAGAATACTAATACTAAAAAGAAGACAAAAACCGCTGCTGTTGCTAAGAAGAATACAAAACCCGATAATAAAAAGAGTGCTAAATCTAATCACAAATCTTCGCGTGTAGAAGTCATTGAAGATGAAGAGGAGGAAGAGGAAGAGAGCGAGTATGAAACAGTAGATGAGGATGAAGATGATGATGAAGACGAAGACGAAGACGAAGATGGTGAAGTCGAAGTAACTCGTCGTGGAAAGAGAGGATTCAACATTATCTTTACCATTGGTGATCCTATGCGCGACGATGATGAAGACGAGGATGATTCTGATTATGAAGACGAGGATGAGTATGATGATGAAGACGAGGATGAAGACGAGGATGAAGATGAAGAGGAGGATGAGGATGAAGAGGATGAAGAAGACGAGGATGTGGAAACTAACAAGAAAAATGCGAAATTGGAAGAGGATATGACTAAACAGCAAGAAACAATTGATGCTATTCGAAAGACATTTACGGATATTCTAGAAAAAGACAAGACCAACAAGATTGCGTTGGATGGATTAAAAGATCTCGAGACAAAGGAAAATAAATTAAAGAAACAACACGAAAAGAAAATGAAGTCTCAAAAGACGCGAAATGTCAAAAAATTCAAGAACTTAGTTAACAAGAAGAGTTTGATGAATGATTATAAATTCTTCAAGGAGAAGTTGACTATTGAAGAACAACAAAAAGTAATTCGCGAAGTAGAAGAAATTAACAAGGTTAACATTGTTCAAAAGCCATATCGCCTAACTCTTTTAGAATCCGATATTCCAGTCCATCTAAAGTCGATTGCTCTTAACAAAATTTCATCGCTTAGATCAATGGACCCAGGTAATGGCGAATACTATAAGATAAAGAATTGGGTCGACACATTTATGCAGATTCCGTTCAATCGTTATAGAAGTTTACCACTTACAATGTCGAACGGTATTGAAGCATGTCACGAGTATATGGCAAAGTCAAAGGATGTATTGGACCAAGCAGTTTACGGTTTAAATGATGCCAAAATTCAAATCATGCAAATGATTGGTCAATGGATTAGTAATCCAAATGCGGTTGGTACAGCTATTGCTATTAAGGGGCCTATGGGAACTGGTAAGACTACCCTAGTTAAGGAAGGTATCAGTAAGATCCTCAACCGTGAGTTTGCGTTTATTGCTCTAGGTGGTGCGACGGATAGCAGTTTTCTAGAAGGTCATGGCTATACATACGAAGGTAGCACTTGGGGTAAGATTGTAGACATCTTAGTAAAAACCAAGTCAATGAATCCAGTCATTTACTTTGACGAGTTGGATAAAATCAGCGACACTCCAAAAGGTGAAGAGATTGCGGGTATCCTAACACATCTTACGGATACCACACAAAACAGTCAGTTTCATGACAAGTATTTTGCGGAGATTGATTTCGATTTAAGCAAGTGTTTGTTTATCTTCAGTTATAATGATGAATCTCGTGTCAACCCAATTCTGTTGGATAGAATGTATAAGATTCAAACTGCTGGATATGAAAAGAAGGACAAGCGTACCATTTCGAAGAATTACTTGATTCCTAAGATTATTGAACAAGTGAATTTCAAGAGTGAAGATATTATCATTCCAGACGATACGATTGATTATATTGTGGAAAACTACACGGAAGGGGAAAAGGGTGTTAGAAATCTAAAGAGAAGTTTGGAAATTATTTATACCAAGCTTAATCTTTACAGATTGATGAAGCCAGATTCCAAGTTGTTTGAGCAAGAGATGACTCTCAAGGTTGAGTTCCCATATACAGTAACTTCTGATATCGTAAAGAAGTTGATTAAGAAAGACGAAAAGTCTACACCAGTATATGGATTGTATGTGTAAACAATCTAATAAAAACATTAGCATTAAATAAACATTAGCATTAAATAAACATTAGCATTAACTTTATAAACATTTAAAATAATAATATAAAAACTCTTTTTTATTTATTATATTATTTAGGTGTATAATGGTGACTGGAAAACATCTTATCTCTAGACTCGTTCAAATTGAAATGTATAATCTTAAGAATATTTGTCCATTTGTCTATAAAATAACAGATGATAAATATACAGTTCCATTACGAGGGTATTGTCTTGAGATTAACAATAAAACATTTTTATGTGACAGTAATAACTCTAAACATTTTATTTCATTATCTAATTTTTATGCTACGGCTGATAATAAAATTATACACAACGATCAAGTTGACAAGCCATTAAGATTATCAAATGTATATTTTATAAACGGATATAATAACTATGTTCCTATTTTATCACATGTCGTATCTAAATATAATGTAACTTGTGATGTAGTATGTCAAGAAAACTGTAGCGAGTTGTCCAAGAGTATGTGTATTAAATACATTACATCGATCGAAAAGAAAACTGGAGATAATACATCTGACACAGGATGTTAGGTCTATACACAAATGCTAATATTTCTATTCTATCTAAAACAAATAAAAACATAATAAGCTATGTTTTTATTTTATAATTATAACTTTAATGTCGATGATGTTATTGCCAGAATCAACAAAATACTTTAAAACTCGGCGGGTGCCATCGTACGATTTCCACCTCGTTGGTTAATATAGTTTACTTGCTCTTGTGTGATACATGCGCATCCAGTGCTGGAAGAATAGGTGGAAGGGCAGCATTCAGGCTTGAATTCATTGTCGGCGAACATATACATCTCTCCTTCGGGTAAAGGGACGGGGGTTCCCTTGTACTGAGACCACTTCGATTGAGTACTGCTGTATCCCATGCTTTTGGCGTATGTATCCGCT